CTTTTTAAATCTTTGTTTAGATTAATAACCATATTTCGAATTTGCTTAAGTTCAGCCTGATCTTCATTTGAAAAGGTGAAGGTGCCGATATAACAATCGGTACGATTTTGATTAATTTGCATGATAAATCCTCCTTATAGTATTAATCTACCATATTATGAGCCGAATGTAAAGGAAAAAATGCATTTTATTTGATTTTTGTTTCGTTTAAAAACAATCACTTACGTTTTTTTAAAACTCCTATGCTACTGTGTTGCTCTTCAGTTAAATCTGGACGGCGGTATTCTTCTACAAAATCCCAATCAGGCCAGTTAGATATTTCTGTTACAGATTTTCGTGGTTGAGGCATATGATAATCATGCGCTATTAAATACCCACCTGGCTTAACACGAGAAGCCCAGTGAGACATACCATACCAAACTTTTCCATGATCTCCATCTTCAAAATATAAGTCAATTGGTGTATCCCAACCCAAAAAATCTTGAGGACTATATCCTTTTATAAAATGAATGTTAGGAAATCTATTACAATTTTCTCTTACTGTTTTTTCATTTGGAATTATTCCAAATTTTCCTAGTATTACTTCTTTAGGATATTGACCGTATTCCCCACAACCTTCCCACATACCTGAATCCACACATGGATCAATTGTAAAAATTTTGACATCAGGCCGAGCAGCTGCTAGCCTAGTTGTTGTTGCGCCCAAATAAGTACCTACTTCTAAAACAATCCCATTATGTGGAACTAAGTTTAAATAGTAAATAAGTCTTTCTATTTCAGGAATAGGTTCTAATACATCAAGGCGATGTGTCTCCATACCAAATTGCCCCTTCTCTTTCTCTCCAAGGGTCTACTACAATTGAACCTTCAGGAAATTCATAATCCTGATTTGGTTTTCCAAATGTAGTTTGTCTTGAATGCGCTGTTAAAAAGATTGCTGCTTCATCAAATTTATCAAATTCTGCTTCACAAAATTGTGCGACTAGAATTGAAGGTGAACCATCTTCATACGGAACATCTGGTTTAAATCCTTTACCTACAATAACAATTGGAAGTCCATGTAGTACAGATAATGCTTTTAAATAGTTAGCCATATTTCTAGCTTGTTCTTCTCTTGCTTTAATAATAGAATCGAATAAATCATATCCAAGATTAATCTCTTGAGCCAACCAGCGCAAAGCAATGTTATCTCTTGGATGGCAAGATCCACCATCACCCATCCCTGCTTTCATATATTTTGGAGACATAATTCTATTTGTAGAATGTGCTAAAGCATCTGTAACAACATCTACATTCATATTTCCAATCTTCATCGCTACATCTTGAATCATATTCGCAAGAGTAATTTTTGTAGTAATAAATGTATTGTAGAAAATTTTAACTGATTCACATTCTTCCCATGTTCCTCTAATGTATCTTTCACAATCACACATGTCTCTATAGAAACTTTCAAGTCTATCCATTGAATCTGAATCACCGCCCATCATAATCATTTCAGGTCTCAAGAAATCTGCCTTTACTGTACCCATCGCAATAAGATAAGGATTGTACACAAACTTAGCATTCTTAACTAGCGGGGCGAAATGTTTAGTAGTTGTTCCTGGCAAAACAGTAGATATTAAAACTAAAATTTGATCTTGCTGCATGTGTTTATCAGCTTCTTTCAGAACTTCTTGAACAATGGAGTAATCAAAGTTCTTAGGTTCTAAATCACTACATACATATTTTCCATCATAAAGTGGATCATGTGGTGTTGGCACCGCTACAAATACAATTTCACGGCGTGAAACTGCTTCTTTAATTGTCTCAACGCCACTTCCATTTACATCATAACCTACAACATCATGACCAGCTTCAGCCATTGCTTCTACTACTGGTCCACCTAATTTTCCTAATCCAATAAATCCTATTCTCATAATTCTAATACTTTCTTTAATTCCTGCTCAAAAGCTTTTACGTTTGTTTTTCTTAATAATTGATGACGATTAAACTGAGTTTTTTCTCGAACACTTGGTTGATCAAATAAATCTTGATTTGCCCACAACCTCTTAACATTATCTATAATACAATTGTGATCTTGTCCTACAAAGGAGTTAGGAGATCTTTCAGGCTCCCATGTGAAATCAAATAGATCATCATAAGTCTCATAACCTAAACTTTTTAATCCATGATTATGCCCTGGTCCAGCACTAATTATAAAAGGCTGTTCTGCCATAATATGTTTAAAAGTTTTTTCTGTATAAAAGTGAGAAGACCAAGACACTTCAGCCACAATACTAAATTTACTATCGTATACTCCCATAGGAATCCTACGTTCAGACGAATTGTATTTACTATTAAGATCAAAACTATTAATGTTATATTGATCTTCAAATGGAAGATGCTGATGTAAATTATCTTGATTTTTTAAACATTGGAGAAATAATGATTGATGTTCTTTACTGTACCATTTAATTTGTTGTTCCCATAAAAATTCTAAATCATCCCAAGTCATCATGTATTTTGAAAAATAATCACCTAATACAGTAGAATAAAATATATTCTCTTTTCCAATTTCATTAAACAATGCTTGCAGCATTAATGTTGCTGGATATTTTCTAATTTCACCAGGAATAAAATTAAGAAAATACTTTTTCTTGCTTACTTCTTTTGGACTAGCGTTTATTCTCCACTCAATGTTATTTCTTTCATGGTTAATTCTTACATTATATTCAAACAGATTCACATTATGTACAATTTTACGAAGATCTTGATGAGTTTTCCCTGGCCATTGCGCATCCGTTGATTCAAGATACTGTGAAATAATTTTGATATTATTTTCTATTAAATAATCTTTATACTTATACCAAAAATACTGGTCTTCTATCCCTGGTCTTAATTTAGCTTCAGTAAATTCCCAGGAATAGTCGATAAAAATTTCTATATTATTATCTAAACCCCATTGTATGTGTTCCCAATAAGGAAACTCTTCATGAAGAAATGCTGTGGCAGGTTCCAATTGTAAGAACATCACGTTTTTGTCTTTTTTCTTTGGCTTATCTTCAAAGATATGCTTTCTGGTACAATACCTATTACCAGTCATTTGTTCATATTGCTCAATAAAAGTATAGAAAAATTTTGTAGGTTGATTCTTAATACAATAATAATTAAAGTGCATAATATTTCTCTTTTTAAATCAATTATGTAATATCTATATCAAAATCTACCAAGGTATTTTGCTATGTGTCCTACAAATGGTAATAGCATTAATGCCATCATTAGATTCATTCCTGTATGTGCTATAGCTATTCGTAGTGTATCACCTTTAGGCATGCCATCGGATACAAAAAATCCAGCTAACCATATTGTACCAGTAGTACCAATGTTAGCTCCAAGCACTGCAGCAACTGCAGCAGGAAGAGGTAAAGCTCCAGATGCAACTAAAGCAATGATTGCTGTAGTTGATAGTGATGATGATTGCCAAAGGAGAGTCATAACGATTCCTCCAATAAACATATAAATTGGACTACCTAAAAAGAATTGTAGATGGTCCATATTTCCCATTGATTTCATACCACCTGAGAATGTCTTAAGACCAATATAAAAAATCACCAGTCCAACAAGGGCGGTGATGACGGGATTTCCTAGATCCATTTTCTTTACCTTTTTCCAGAGTTTTGTTTTCATAAATTGTTTCCTTAAAATAAAAAGGGCATATACTATATACCCTTTTCTTTACTAAAATTCTGTAACAGTTTTGTAAAATTATGCAGCGTTAGCGTATTCAACGGCCTTTTCTGCTGCTTTAATTTTACGTAGTTGGTTTCCACCGAACCATTGGCTGTGTAAACGATTTTCAGAATTACGTCCTTGAATGTGATCAGTGTGGAAAGTTACAGAGTTAAAGGCTTGCCACCATGTACCAGCACCGTATTGCGCGCCGGGCTGAGTTTCTAATGAATCGTAACAAGATTTTGCAGCGCGGCTAAGATCATCTAACGTTTCCACTGTGCGCTCAGTTGTTTTACGTGAAGTATTAGGGAACACGTCATTGTAATACTGAATAAGAGAGTCAACAGAAAATTTACGAGAACCTAAGAACTGAGCCATTTCTTTGTACTTTTCAAACTTTTCATGAGCTAGTCCGAGAGTTTCTTTAACTTGATCAGCATCAAACTCTGTACGGTGACCGACTTTGACAGCGCGTGAGGAATCTTGGTTAAGTGAAAGAGTAAGAGTGTTATTGCAAACAACACGGATAGGTGTAAATCGAATGTCGATTGACTTACCATATTGATGAGGGTTAGAGAAAAGTAGGTAAGACTCTACTGTATCTTCACCAAAGATGTCAAAGGACTCTTTGATCTTAGCAAGAGACCAAACCATTTGTCCACCTTTTAGTGAACCAGCGGTATGCATTTCCATATCGCCTGCTGCAACATATTCAGCGAAGAATTCGAAAGCCGCTTCGTTTTGTACTGGATTCCAATCAGTACCTACAACATCTAGAACTTTATTATCTGATGTACGAACTAAAGCTTGTTTTTGACCGACTGGAACACCAGACTCAGTCATGATTTTTTGTTTTTCAACAGACCAATCTAAGTCTGCTTTTTGCATCATTTGAACTGGTGTCAAATCATTGCTAACCTCTACACCAAGACCGTGCCAAGGTAACTCACCAGCGTATGCCATTGTTTCTACTTCATGTGCCATAATATAATCTCCATCATTTCATTTAATAAGAATATACTACCATATTTTAAACCGATTGTAAACCCCTAAAATGCATTTTATTCATTTTTTTTGCATAAAATCTTGGGCTTCTCTTCTTTTCCACGCGGCTTCAAATCCACGCATTCCGTACTCAGCTCTTTCACAGTTTCCCCATAATCTTTTCATATATGAGTTATAAGTGCTCATAACTTGCACTTCATCATTGCGCCATTCTTCAGGAATTAAATGGCCTTTTACTAGCCAATGCAATCTATTGGCTTCTTTATGCATCCAAGGTGACATATAGCTCTCCTTTCATTGCCTATAATTATATATGTGTGAGAGTAATTTTGTTACCGGTAACAGTAAATTATTTCATCTTTTTTACTACAATATAAAGAGGACAATTTGAATACCAGGAAATATATCTTTTAGGAGGATAATGATTATACCATCGAGAAATATTTCTTGCAGGTCGATATTCGCAAACTCTGACAAGAGCATTGTGGTTTCCAATCCAGATATGTGTTGCCATAATTGCAGATAAAGTTAACGTCATTTATTAGCTTCTTCCTTAGTTTTATATCGCAAAACTTTCACCACAACCACACGAAGCCGTTGCATTTGGATTTACAACCTTTAAATAAGATCCACCCAATTCTTCTACATAATCTATGGTACAGCCAAACACAAACATTTCTGCCATTGGATCAAGCCAAAGGTTTTCTACTGTAGGTTCTTTATCAGTCGTTCCCCATTCATACTGAAACCCTGAGCATCCACCACCTTTTACGTTAAGAGATACATTTGGCTTTCCAGCTTTCGCTAAATATTGTTTAGCTTTTTCTGTAACTATAATATTCATCCTTCCGCTTCTTCTTTAGTTTTATATTGCCATTCATCAGTATGCCCCACTGACCATTTAGGTTCAGTTTCTACTGCATAATTTTGTGTACATACTTTAAAGTCAGGTCTTAATAAGTTATCTATAGTTAAGGAGCTATCACGGAAGATAACCCTATTATTAGGCTGAGCAGCGAATTGACCATTGTCGAGTCTAATAACATTAAATGATTTGTGCTCAGGGTCATGTTCGCTGAAGTTGGTGTCAATGATGGAAGTATCTCGGTGACAATTATCAATTGTGAATTCGTAATCTCCACCATGCATAGATTTGTCTTTACCAAAAAATTCGCATCGTGACAATATTGGTTTTTGGACAACAGTGATGTCGTAATCAAAACAATCCCACAACTGAAGAACATCAAGCGGAAGTAATTCGCCATGATCAGTTTTCCAAACGAAAGCCGATATAGGAAGTTTGTCATAAAGAGCACCATAATCTGTTAATAGTGTTTCAAAATAAAGTGCTTTATACTTTACGCTTTTTACACTGATCCAGATTCCTGGAGTAAATTCTCCATGTCCATGTTCTAAGTCATAGAGATATTCCTTTCGAACATAGACATGGATGGGGGGTAAAGGGTGAATTAAAAAAGACATAATTTATTTTTAAATTATCCTTTACGCCAAATTGTATAAGCACCTACAGCAATAGCAGCATATGCTATCATTTCTGCGAAAGGTGGAAAGACAATAATGGCAGCTCCGCCGCCAATCATTATTACTCCATCTAAGCTAGATCTTTCAGTAACTTTTGATTTTAACCAAGCAATTTTTGATTTTAACCAGTCCATGGTTATTCCTCCAATAGTTTAACCCAAAAACAGTCTAGGGTTTGATTGTTCTTTGTAATAAGCACTTTTGCTTTACTCAGTGCTTTTACGCATGAATCTTTATCAGTAAAGTTTCCTAAATGATAAGTCTCCATCTCTTGTGAGCTAGTCAAAGCTAACCATACGAGTAGCCACATATTATAACCTCTACTTTAATATATCTTCTATATCATTTAATACATATCCTATTCCTTCAGCTAATCCAAATATGATAGCACCAGCAAAAAGAAGAATTAAAAAAAGAAACGGCGCGAGAAAGAATGCCCACCAATATGCTCTTATAAAACTTATTCCTTTTTCTTTTCTTAATTCGGCTTTATGTTCAAACCAATGAGCTATCCCTCGTGCCCACTTCTTTAATGTTGCAGTTAGCCAATCACTTACTAACCATCTTAATATTCTCATGACTATAAGTATAGGACTAGAAATAACATCCCAAATAATTAAAAGTAAATCTACAAATAAATCAACGCAGTGATCTATAGTTAACCAGTTTTTAAATCTCTTCCACATACTAACCAGCATTTTTAACGTAAAGCCAAACAAGTCCTACCATTGTACCAACCGAAAGAATAAAGAACGCTATTCCAACAGTCCATTCTACAATTGTTTGTTTCCGCTCAATTGCTGCATATTCTCTTTCTTTTTGTTCTTTCCGCATTTGTGTTTCAATGTGAACAATTTCTTTCCATGCTGATGGACCATAGTATAAAGAAATGTAGCTGCGAAGTTCTTCACGCATTTCATCTATTTTTTTCTTTTGCATCCATGATTCAACCGCATTTGCTTGATGGCCGCCGCCTAGCTTTTTCCACCAGGGGGGTTTTTTATCTAGTTCTGCTGCGAAATTAACATCAGAAATTGCCTTTGACCATTGTCCAAGCTGGCCTGACATGTCTTGTATATCTTTACCGACTGCAACCGCTTGTTTAATTCCATTAAAAGCTGCTGTCGCCATTGCTACTGCGCTGACAGGATCTATCATAAAACACCTCGTATAGTTTTTAGCCATTTACCGATTATAATAAAACGATAATAACGAAGTATTCAAGTTAGTTCAGTTGTATCTATTTATACTTTACCGCCTGGTATTTCACCCCATTGAGTGCATTTAGCTTCAACAAATACATGACCAAACATTTGCTCGTTTTCCATCATAAAATTCATTTGGCTAGCCAAGGCTTCATAACATTGTTCTTCTGTGGTATATTTAAATTTTGAATTAAACAATACATTACATGTATTAAAGCTTGGGTCAGTTTCTGGTATGCAAAGCATAATGGCAGCTGTCCATAACATGATTGTGTCTCCTAAAATAAAAATAGGGGGCTAACCGTGGCCCCCTGCGCGTTCATTACGGAACGACCCGATACTAATATTTATATTAGAATGTGAATGCAACACCTACAGTAGTGTTACCAAACTCTAGATCAGCGTCGGTGCTAACTTCGCCATAAGCGCGGACACCATCGAAAATCTGATAGCCTGCTTCAAAATCCAATCCTTCAAAAATATCATCGCCACTATTCAGCTCTAAAATATCAAAAGTACTAGATACTTTGAAATCAGTTCCCCATGCTTTCCAGCCAGCATGCGGTTCAAATTCCATTGACCATTCTTCAACTCCGGTTTCATAGTTTGTATCTACCGTAGCTCCAATTGACAAGGTTTGCCCTAAGACTCCAATGTCTGCTGCTTGAACTTCTTCTGCTGCGCAAGCAGCTAACGTGATTGCCGATACTGCGGCTAATACTGCAATTTTCATTTTACTTCCTTATATTGTTTTAGATTAATATGCCACACTTCTGTTGCTAGGCAGTGGCCTCCCCCTGTGTTATGCTGCTAGAGCGTAATCAGATGGTGCAAAGTTATCGTTTGCATTTGTGTTTCGTAGACTCAAATACCAGTCGATCCTAGTTCAGCCCCATCATAAACATACGACTTGTGGCTTTCGGCCCTTGTCCTATGCACAGGAAAGTAGGTGCATCTACTCTCATATGTTTATGGTGGAGCTGCGCGGTACTGCCCCGCGGTCCTGTCTATCCTCTAACATCTACCAGTCTATTTAACCATATATCCTAAAGAATGTAAATGGCTAAAAACTATTTTTTTACTGTGTGATATAATTATCACGTTCCCTGTCTTGCCGTCATAGGCAATATAGTTCGATCTATACTTCCGTATCGTGTATGTAGAGTTGGATGAGGGCATAATGTAATACCTTCAATAAATCCTTTCTTGCATCAGCATGGGTTCCTTTTTTACCATATCGCTGAGCATACTTTAATACATTACCCATGCAAAATCCGGTACCATGCCCACCATCTACAATAAACTCTGTCGCTTGAAATTTATCTTTAGCATAATGAGCATCATAGGTTGAGTCAATGTACGTTTTAAATTCATTAATAAGAGCACCTTCATTGAACTTATAATCAACGTTACTGTTAGGGATAGGGACTGTAATAGTAGGTCCCCAATCTTTAAAGTCTTCATAATCCGATGTATCAATCGTTACTGTTAGCGAGGGGTCTATTCCTACGCTTGAGTCTTCGTTGTCCATAACCAAGTTCCTTCATTATTTTCATTCTTTTCTCATGCGAATAGTTAATCCACTGAGATATTTGTTCAATGCTTCTGTCACAACCGTAACATATCTTTGTTTCTTTATCGATTTGACAAACACCGATACAAGGTGTCACGTATAGGTTCTCCATATACACTATTTATAAAAAACATGTGTGCCGATTTTCTTAACCTCTGATAAAGATATAGTCCAATATGGTGAAACATATGTTGCATGATAGTGAGTTGCTCCAAGTGTTGGATCCTCTCTTTCCCATCCATAATCTTCTAATACCATTTTTATAACACGACCAGCACGTTCCCATGCTTCCATTTCTTTAGGACGATCTGATTTTCCGTCATGTGTCCAGCTAAATTGTTTTCTTTGCCACACCACTTCACATACATCATTAGGAAATTTATTAGACTTCCATCTATTTAGTGTAACCCAAGCTACAGAAGCTTGGCCAACCACACTTTCATTACGAGCTTCAAAATAAACATTCTGTTGTAAGCAATATTTGTCATCATCAGAAAATGATTTAACAAATTCTTGTACATCATGTGATTTTGCAGAAGCTAATGTAGCAATTGAAATAACAATTGCACAATTTATTGCGCCGGAAAATATGCTCGATAGTTTCATTTTTATGCCAACTCATAGCCTAAAACATGTTCTACAAATTCTGAACCACAATCTTTATTGAATGCTATAACTAATTCTTCACGCGGAGCTGTATCCATAAACTGGATATGTTGTGCAAGTCCTTCAGCGTCAGACCGACGAAATAATGCGATAGCTAATTTGAAATCTTTTAAATCATCAGCATAGCATTCTTTCATGCTGTTTGTTTCTGATTCAATTGAATAACTAAATGTTTGATCACACAATTTTTCTACGTTTGAAAGTTTAGTTTCGATCCAGTATGCTACAGATTGTGACATTTAAGTTTTCCTCTTTTCCATTTTATAATACTATACTACCATAGTTCTTACCGAATGTAAAGGAAAAAGTGCAATTAGTTTACTATTAAAAACAATCCCTTACGTTTTTTTATTAAGTTTTTTTATACCGGTTGTCCAGTTTTCAGCAGCATCTTTTACATAATGAATCGATTTACCTTTAAAATCTTCTGTAAAAATAATTTTACCAGCTGAATTGAAATACTTAATATAACCGTATTCTTCTTTGTAATCAAAATGAACTTCACAATAATCATCATTGAGTTCTGAATAATAGGTTAATAATTTTTTACCCATCTACCACCTCCATAATGCTAGGATAAATTGCAGATATAGCTTTTGCTATTTCTTTTGCCAATTCGATATGTTCCATTTGTGTTCCATTTGACGAGCGGAGATCAATGTAATGTATCCAAGAACGAATGGTACCATTAACATAAAGACGAGAGACGGTGTTTCCTTCTGGCAAAACAACCCTGGCTTGTTCTTTAGCGATCCCGTTTTCGATTGCCCATTCGTATGCAGCTTTTGCTTGATTGATAACACTTTGTTGGTATCCTTCCCATTGCATTTGCAATTCTGTATCATCAGTACTTATACTATTTTGACGATTTTTAGTGTCTTGTAAACGAGCTTCTCTTATAATAAAATTGTCATTAAGATCACGGATGTCAGCATACCGCTGAGAAAACTCTTGAAAACTAAAGCTCCTATGTCGGAGGAGTTGTCGGGCAATATCTCTTGTTGTTTCGACTTCAATACAGGCTGATGACATTTCGAATGGTGACCAGTGCTTGTGCTTGATGAGATACTCAAGTAATTTTGCCGTTGTTCTGGTGTTAGCTTGGTTTTGCGGGTTGGAGACACGGGCGCAATAAGCGATGAGGTCTTGGATGTTATCAAGCCCCTTGATTGCAGGTTCTCCTGCGTAGATACGACCTGAGGGTTGGCTATAGGATATGAGACGTGCATGCATTTAGTTCTCCTAGTTTAATTTAAAATCTGCGAATTTGTTTCCAACATCTGTTTTATCAAATGTAGGAGTATCATCTATCAAAGTTTGTTCTTTATCATCCACATCATATAATTTCATTCTAGATCGATCTACGCCAATTACAAAACGCTTTTTATATGTTGGATCATTATATCTATTCTTTAATTGTTTGACTGCAAGTTGACCCATACCTTCTAATTCTTCTGTTGAGATAAGTGCAAACATGAGGTCTGCGGTAGCGGGTAATCCAAAAGACTCGGACGTATCTTCAAGCCCAACATCTGTGTTAGAATAACCAGAACGAGTCGTTTGCGTTGCAGAGACGATCGGTACGTCAAACTCGACCGCAAGGCCACGTAGTTCTTCAGCAATCGCTTTAATGTAGTTATACGAGTTAATTGCACCGCCCATTCCTTTCATTCTACTTGAAGCACAAATATTTAAATAATCGATGTATATAATATCAGGTTCAAATGATCGTTTCAACTTAAGCTCATTGAGCAAGGCACGGAAGTGTGCTGCATTAGCTTGACCAGTCGGATACTCTTTTATAATTAGTTTACCATTGGTTTTTTTAGATAGTGTTGTCACTCTCTCAGCGTACATAGACTTACTTAAATTTGGAATTTGATCAATTGGTATGTCAAGAAGATTAGCATCAATACGTTCAGCAATTCTTTCTTCTGCCATTTCCATAGTAAGATACAAAACATTTTTATTGTCTGTTAAATTTGAAGCAGCGCAGTGACACATAAATAAAGACTTACCAACCCCAGTGCCTGCAAGACAAATATTAAGCGTTTTGTTCGGTAAACCACCTTTAGTGATTTTATTAAAGAAGTCAAGGTCAAATGGAAGTCTTTCTTCATCACGGTGATAGAACTCATATCGTTCTTCAGAATTTTCTATATAATCGTGTCCAATGTTTGTATCAAAGGAAACACCTAAGGCTTTAGTTAAAATTTCTGGCAAAGCATTCTTAGACAAACTTTGGTGTTTACCATCAATAATAGTTATTGATTCCATGACAGCATTATATAAAGCTCGATCTTGACACCATTTTTCTGCAGTATCGTAAAGCCATTGTTGATCGCTTTCTTCTTTATCAAATAACTGTGGAATAATTTCTACAGCATGGCGATATTGCTCTTCAGTAAATGATTCACTCTGTTCAATCTCAATTTTAAATGATTCTTCATTCGGAAGCTTATTATATTTAGAAACAAACTTTGCAACCTCTTTAAATATTTTTTGATACGTACCTTCAAAATAGTCTGGCTTAATAAAAGGTAAGACTTTTCTCATAAACGTTTCATTAGTAATAATGTTTTTAATTATAGTTTGTTCAATGGAATTCATTTTGGCCTTTCAAGTGATTCTGAAATAATTGATAACAATATGTCACCCGCATAACTTTGAAAGTCTTCATTTTTGTCTGTTAAATCTGGATCTGGCGTGTTAACAATTTCTAAGTTAAATGACATCCTTGTATCTGTATCACCAACTCCATTACCTTCCAATGAAATTTTACCATAAGCAATTACAGTTTCAACATAATCTCCTGTTAAAAATCTTACGTTCCAATGATCATCATCTGTTGATGATGGTATTAATTCATAGTCAATATTTTCTTTGTATTTCATTCAATTACTTCTTCTACAATAGCATCCATTGATACTTGGTCTTGGTATCCAATTGAATATTGCTTTTTCAGAAACTCTTTAAAATCTGTATCAGCAAAGATACTATCCCAAAATTCTTTTTCTAAAGTTTGATCATGCCTAACCTTTTGGCCAATTTCACCTGTTTCCATATTAACCGCTGCATACCAGCCATTTGAAGGTTTAACAACGTACCCACCAACAATAGCCACGTCAAGCAACCCAGAATAGCTGCGAACACCGCCGTCCCAGGAAACAGTAATAGGAATCTTAGACTTTTCTTTAACATATCTGCTCTTCTCCACATTAATAACAAAATGATAACCTTGAATCTCGGTACCTTTTTTGTCTTGTTGTCTGCCGAGAATCCAGATATTGTCAGCAGAATAATAAATGCCTGTGCCACCGCCCACAATATCTCGAGGAAATAATCCGATTTCTTTATATGTATGATTTACTGCAAGCAAAGGAATGTTCTTCATAGCAAGATAAGGTGTTGCCATACGGAAAAGTCCTTTGAGTGCTTTAGCGCGAGACATATCTGCTACAGATTTTTCATTAAGAGTATCTTCCATTTCTTTCTTTGAAGCAAGATTACCAATGGAATCTATAACCACAATGACTTTATCATTTCTATCTAAATTTTCTAGTTGTCCAATTAAATCAAACTTTAATTCTTCTACGTTTGTAATAGGTGTATGCAATACTCTACTTGTATCAACACCGAATTGTTCAAAATAACTCTGAGGTGAGCCAAACTCTGAATCATAGAATAGCATAACAGAATCTGGATATTTTTTCATATATGCTCCAGCCATTAAAAGAGCAAATGAAGTTTTAAAATGTTTTGAAGGACCAGCTAAAACAGTAAGTCCAGGCGCTAGGCCACCGTCAACTGATCCTGATAGTGCAACATTTACCATCGGAACGTCAGTTGGAACCATATCCTTTTCAGTAAAAAATTTTGATTCTGAAAGAACTTCAGTATGACTTAACTTTGAGTTCTTTTTTAGTTTATCCATAATAGACATATGATTCTCCTTACATAAATTCTTCTAATGTTGCTGGTTGTTTTTCAGACCAGAAAGTTTCTGATTTATTATCTTGAATTACAAAGTCTGACTCAACTAAATCAGCTTCACCACTTATAAATCTTTTTACATTCTCTGCCATGTCTTGCGCAGTAGTCACTGGAACATTTTGACAAATCATATTAATGTTTTTTCGACCACCTACTAATTGAAAATCCTTAGGCATTTTCATAATAGACAAAGCTTCTCTAATATTCAAATATCTATCTTGATCTGGATGAGTAAGTTCCATTGGAAAGTGACCAACAAAAGCTCCAATATAATCTTTACCAATTTCTGTGGTTTTTCTCATAATGTTGCCGCCAGCTTTTAGTTTCTCACCCATCCTACGACATTTTCGTGCATGATTTTCATGATCATTAGCATCCATCCACTTTGCTACATCTTCGTAATCAACTTTTTTCTGTTCAATATAATGTAATGGATTAGTTGTTTTTTCAATTAAATTAAAAAATTCCATATGGCTGATACCACTATGCATTTCTTGTAATACGTATTGGTAAAACGGTTCTTCAGATGGAGTTTTATTATTAGCTAAAGTTTCAAACATTGGATCTGCTTCATTTGTTGCAGCAGAACGAATAGCGTCTTCAATTCTTTCATATGGTCTTTTATAAAAATTAAATTTTGGAACTGAATTACCTTTCCAAAAGAAATAGAAAGCTCTATCTCTAATTTGACTCAGTCCATGTAAAATAGATTTAGTTTTATAAATGCTAAAGGTATAACCATTCTTCCTCGCTAGTTGACGAAGCTGAGCTACAACGTTTTCACCCATTTTACTTGCTAATCTTGGAGCGTTTTCTCCCCAAAAAACTGTTGGCTGGATTGATTCCAAAACATATTCGGCTGACTTGACCATCCAGTCATTAGTGCTGCTATTAGCATTGCTGCTAGGAGAAAGGGAAGACAGGCCAGCACAAGGGCAAACAGTGTTGACAATATCGACACTGTGAGGTGCAAGACCACCCACGTCAAGCTTATAATAAGGAACACTATTGTTGTAGTAATTAAGAAGTTGGCTATCATTTGCTTCAAAGTCCGTATACGATAATATATATTCAGGCTTTGTCCCAAATACATTTTGCATCGCGATTGTTTCTCCACCTATTAGTGGAACTATACTTGCATAATTAACCATAGTTCACATTCTGAGCCTTTTCTCTTTCGTCTTTATCGTAACAACTACGATAGTTATTATTCTCTTCGATAACCTTTTCTAAAACGGAAAAAGATTTAGCAAACTTTGCAAATGCTGATGTATCTTTCGGAAAACAAGCACCACCATAACCACGCTTGCCATCGAAACCAGGAACAGTAATGTGTGACCCGCCAATTCTTGGATCCGTTCCAATTGCATTACTGATAATACCATAATTGCCTCCAAAGTTTTTTATAACATCATAAAATTGATTCATCCACGTGACCTTTGATGCAAGAAAACAATTGATTCCATATTTTACAAAGCTTGCATCAGTAGCTGACATGTGATATACAGGGCATGGCTTACATAAACTATAGTCTTTATAGATTCCTTCTAACCGTTCTGTAGCATCTTTATTTCCACCAAAAATATGCATAGATGGATTTACAAAATCTTCACATGCATTTTTTTCAGTTAAGAATTCAGGATTATAAACTACTCTAAGTGAGCCATGAGGTGTTGTAAATTTTTCAATTACGTCAGGTGTCACAGTTGATTTAATAACAATGATTCCTGATCTACGTAGCAAAAGTTGTCTTACAGTATCAACTACAATAGAACAATCAATGGCACCATCTTCACCCATAGGTGTAGGGACACAGACAAATGTTACATCTTCATTTAAACTTGCATCCTCTAAAGTAATATTATAAAGAGGGTCAATAATGGTTTTAGTAACACTTGGATTTGAAAATCCAAAGTCTACTGCTTTGCCAACGAATCCGTGGCCTACAATTGTCATTTTCATTAATTCACTCCATAATAACTCTTATACCAAGTAACAAATTCTTTAACACCATCGTTTATAGAAGTTTTAGGATTATAACCTAACGCTTGTAACTTAGTAGTGTCAGACCACGTCTCAGGGACATCTGCAGGATGCTTAGGGGCAAATTCTCTAATTGCTTTCCTAGCAAGATTTTGTTCAATCTCATCTACAAAATCTAATAGATTAACTTGTTCGCCATAGCCAATATTGTAAATCTCATGCCAATCTTGGTTATGTTCGTTTACAGCTTTATCTACTACTAATTCTATACCATTTACGATGTCTTGTACATAGGTAAAATCACGTTTCATGTCACCATAGTTATAAAGTGTAATTGGTTCGCCTTTTACAATTCCATCTGTAAATTTAAATAGAGCCATGTCTGGTCGACCATATGGACCATACACTGTAAAGAAACGAAGACCAGCTGAACGTGGAATATTAGAATGAGCAAATTGACATTCATTTACTCGTTTAGACCAGCCGTATGGATTGTTTTGTAAATCTGGTCGATCATGTTCATTCCAAGGTAAAGGCTGACCATGCATAACACATGAGCTTGATGCATACACAACTGGTATGTTTAGTTCTTCACATACTTCTATAATACGCTGAGTTCCAGTTATGTTAGTATCAATGTATGGTTGTGGTTCTTCTAGCGCGTGTCTTGGATTTGCATATGCAGCTAAGTGCAATACAATATCTACATCTTTCATGAATGACGTGTTGTTATTAATTTCTTTAAATGCTTCAATGTCCCCTCGCATAATAGGAACATTATATTCTTCTTGTAAAATGTTAGCACGATCTTCTTTTAATTGTGGATCGTAATAATCATTAAAATTGTCTAAGCCACATACTTCCCATTTGTTTTCTGCGAAGTGCTTGGCTGCGTGGAAGCCGATCATACCGGCAATTCCTGTTACTAAAATTTTCATACGAAAAATTCCTCTAGTCCTTGTGGTTGGTTTTCAGTTGTGTTAATAGCAAGATCAATAATTTCATTTACAACATCTTTACCATTAGAATGCTGTCTCCAAAATTCAAATGCCATTTCTCTCCAATCATCTCTCATAGACGGATCGTTTTTGAGTTTTGTCATTATTTCTTGACACTCTTTAAAGTTAGTATAGTCAACACCAAGAGTGCCGGAATTATTGCATTGACTAATAGGATCACCCTGTACAGGATGTATTACGTTATCACAAAAGTGTTTATGGAATAATGGTACAGTGCCAGATGCGATGCATTCAGCGTGACAATTTTCAATATTATTACCATAGTGTTCTGCTTTTAAAAAATATAAATCAGAACCAAAAGCTGAACGTGCCATCCTCATCATTGCTTCATTATTTATGTATTGAGGATATAGATAAGCGCCTTTGTTAGTTTGTTCTTTACCATATAAATCAGAAGTAAACTTAACTTCATTAAATTTCTTTTCTGGTCTAAAATGATTTTCAACTATACGACGATCAACTGGATTTTCTTCTTTATTATCACGATATAAAACAAGCGGATATTGTATCGAAGCTTCTAGACCTTCAAGAACAGTTATGAATCCTTGATCCATTAATGCATCCTGATGAAAATCAATCATCAAGCTAGGGCCTTTCCACATTGCAGTACGTCCAATCCAACGAACCATATTATGTTGCTGTTCTTCAATTGGCCTCCAATATTTTTGACGATGGTTATCATAGTCAAAACCTAAACCCATCTTAGTTAATGGAGTTTGAATTTTATGTTTCTTCATAAATTTTGAGAAATCATTTTCAAGACTGTGAGTCATAATGACATCAACGTTTTCGCAAACTTCTTTTAGATTAGCATTACGTGCTATTGAAGCAGCTTTATGGTCTACATTAATAAATGCTTTACGTATCTTTAATCTTTTTAAGAATGGCACAAAATTATCTTGACAATCTTGTGGGTGAGACTTAGAAGGTACTGAATAAATGATTGCTAAATCATACATTGAATTAATAGTGTCTGCAGTTAATTCCCACTGCGTACCCATTACAAATTCTTTTTGATCTATTTCTAATCCCTTTGCTCGTCCCCATTTTTTATCAACGGCTGAGAAAATATCAGCATCTGTAACTTTTTGCATTTGAATAGCACATTGTGTTACACCGCAGCCTTCAGTACCACGGCCAAGGATAATAGCAATTCTAGTCATTTATGATTCCTTAAATTTACAAGTGTGTGATATACGTATTTATGATTATTAAATATAATTCTAACATATTTTTACACAAATGTAAACTATTTTTTTTTATTATTTTGGTTTAGAGCAATGCGTATGACATTCTTTACACGCATTTTCAGGATGTTCATATAATTCTTTATGAAAATTATACCACTGTTCTGATTCTATAATATCAAGAAGATCGTCATTTCGATCAACTCTTAATTCATCATCCCACAAATTTTTAGTATTATTTTTATAGTTGTGATACTTATCTAAATAACAACAAGGGAGAAGATGTCCTGAAGCAGTAAAGGCTAAACCATTTCCTGCACCAGGAAATCCATCATTAGGTTTATAATCACCTTCAATTGTTACGCACCAGCATTGAGGATAAAGTTTCATACTCTCTTTTTCTCACCAAACAATTTTTCAGAAATTAAGTTTATATCTGTAGGAGGAGCAACTGGACTATCAGGAGTAAACCTACCTGAAGTAAGTAATATTAATTCTACATCTATTTCATCTGCCATTTCTTTTGCTTTCACTATTTCATGCTCATTATATGCAAATGGAATGTATTGCCAAATGACTCGCCATCTTTCATGTTCAGGTTCTTTTTTTTGTCTTGATGCTACATATTTCATTGCTTCAAAGGCTGAATGAAAATCTTGGCCAACTCTATGAATAGCAGCCTTTTCATCTATACCATCTATACCAAAATGCCATTCTATTCTAGTTTCAAGTTGCCAAGCTACATCTACAAGTTCATCCCAATACTCTTGTTTTTTTCCAGATCCATTTGTATGGATCTCTATTTTTTCTAAATATGTTACATCATCTATTGATGACAACAATGAAATAAAATCTTTGTGATATATCGGATCAGAAATCTGGCCACAAAAAGAAATGCCGCTTCTTACGAAGTCGGTTAACTTTATTAATTCTTTTGTTTTTAAATCGCCATAAGATTTCCGGTAATCAGAAATCATAGGTTTCCCTTGAATTTCAGATTGGCGTGAACAAAATTGACACTGAAGTAAACATCTATGCGTAGTGTCTATATTTATTACTGTCCACCTATATCCTTCTATAATTTTGGAATACATTTCAGAGAATGAATTCATATTCCACACCCGCTTCATCAAATAATTGTTTAGTCATATTCCACGAGTCAATCCATTGTTCTTTTATTTTTTGTTTTGACATAACAACTCTTGTGATTCCTACCTGAATAACACCAAGAGCACAATGGTTACAAACAGGCAAGCCATAAACATATAAGGTAGCTCCATATAAAGATACTCCGTTGTAAGTTGCGTTGTAAATTACGTTTTGTTCAGCATGTACTATGTACTTATATTTAGTTTCTCTTATTGAATATCTTGATAAAGAATCTCCTATGCCTCGAGGAAAACCATTATATCCTTGAGATAAAACTTGACCTTTGGATCCTACTGCAACTGCTCCAATTTGAGAAGAAGGGTCCTTAGACCACTTAGATACTTCTTCTGCTAATTTTAAATATCTTATATCCCATTTCATTTTACGTTCTACCATTTAACGATATAATAATTCTCATTTAGTTGTTTAATAATAGGATTATGAGAAGACAACAGTGTTTCTAATTCTTCTTTGGTGTACCTATTATAGTCATCTGCAATGCCATCATCATACCATTCTGCATAAAATACAAAAAAAGCATGCTGAGCATTAAAATTGTTATAGTGCTCCATCAACTTAGGAAGACCTATGTAATTAGGTACACCAAATAAACTAACAAGAACATCACAGCTATCATCTATATTTTCATTACAATCAGCTAAAATAAAATTATGATCTGAAAACTTTTCTTTAGCATTATCTAACATACCTTGAGATAAATCATATCCTGTAAAATTTTCTTTTCCAGGCCAGCCTAAAATAGGAATATCTTGTCCAGATCCAACACCTAATGAAATGTATTTTCCATCTTCTCTATTTTCCATCCAAAACTTATGAGCATCTTTCTCATCTTGCATATAAATGTTGTTTTCCCATCCGCCATCTACATATTTTTCTTCATAATATGATTTAGCGGCGCGATTATATTTTTCAGCTAAGTCTACCATCCTATATCTCCATACATATTTACTGCAATTTTAGCGCACTTATCAAGAGACAAACCTTCTTCATTATCTAATTGATCATATGCGTATTCTAATTCTCTACACCCCATACAATAACCACAAGGTTCAGTAGCGTGGGTGTTACATGAAATAGTTGTGTTATAAATGTCGTCAAATCCATTTCGTCTTCCTAAATCAATAACATGATATTTTTCAACATGTTCAAATGGATTCTTCCAAAATTTGTCATTAGTTAGCCATGGGCGCTTAGCCATTCCCTTTTGGTCTACATTCCAACGAGGAAACCATTGAGGATGTGGAGGCAAAATATTACCACAATAAAGTTCTTCAATATCTTCATCATTTCTTACATCTTGAAACGCAAGCATAAGTCTAGCAAAATGATTTTTCATTTCCCAATTATGATACTTTTCTCCAATGATTTCTAATTCTAAATCAACACCTAATTTTTCAAGGATTTCTTCAATTAAAGGTTTCTTAGGATCCCACGAAGTTTGTACATTAAAAATTCTAATTTCTGTTTCTGGAAAGTTGTCCCATAAAAGTTTAAAAAGTGTAGTGCTATCAGCTCCTGATGACATTAACACACCAATCTTTTTAGCTGGATTTAGTTTTACAATTCTTTCATCCCATACAGGACCACATCTAAATTCTTTCATTTCATATCCTTATTTAACTAAATGGAAGTGGCGCTCGTAAACATGCAAATTCATTACTTGCCACGTAAGCATACCTTTATCAATAGAAAAATGCTTATTGGCTGGAAGTTTGCACCTATCGTTCCATTGAGCTACCATCTTATCCATTAGGTATTGAGCCCATGCATAATCATTCTTGTAGCCAAACACAACATCATTAGAACGCATTTGAGATACCATTGAAAGGATACCGTCACGAATATAGAATGTTTGTGCATTAGTACAGATGAAATCAGACTTACCTTGCTCATTGAATTCAAGCCAAATTGATGGACGATTATAAATCATCTGAGCACGACGGCTATCAGGGTTATTCCATAATTCATCAAATGCATTTTGAAATTGGTTATGGTATTTTTTAGAGAATACTAAGTGGCCATAATTAGAATTAATTTCACCGTGTTTATTACTGGAATACTGCCATGCTTGTGGAGGAGCATCTGAGTCTACACCGTTAATATCATATATGTTAGTACTTTGTGATTCATACCATGCAATTTCTTTTTTAATATAATCTTCGTTTGGTGTACCAAAGATTGCTGGCTCAGTTGCAAGAAAGTTTGCGCCGATTAATTCAACAGTTCTTTGGCCTGTCTTATCAATTGTAAACGCTTCATCATTTAATTCGTCAATAAAAAATTGACGTATGTCATTAACCGTTTGGAGAATCATTTTTTTCTAGCTCTTTTTCAAATACTCGTTTACGCAAATCAGATGACGAAAATCTGTGGTCTCGTTTATTAAAATATAAAGAAATGTTTCTACGGCGACATTCATCTTTACCAGTAAAATCTTTGTCTTTATATTCATCACCAAGTATACGTACATCAATTGGATACATGTTTATTATATCAACTAAATCTGATTCTGTACAATAAACAATGATCTCATCTACATATTTTACTGCAGAAAGCTGCTTATATCTTTCTACCACACTTTGAATAGGTGAGTTTTTTTCTGCGCGGTCCCAAGATGGATCAACTTGTAATGCACATATAAGCCAATCACATTGTTCTTTTGCTTCTCTTAACATTGCGATATGGCCGGCGTGAAGCAAATCAAACGTACTACATGTAAATCCTACTTTCATATTAACAACCGATTTTATCTACACTGTGTGGATCGTCATCTATATCATCCATATGATAACCAACAGACTCACGTTCAATGTCATTATGATTAAACTCTGCCCAATATAATTCATAAGCCACTCCCATTTCTAGGCACTCAAATTGATGATAAAGGCCGGGTTTAACTTTATGATAATCACCTTCATTAAGAATTGTAACATCACATAAATCATAGTCACGTTGCCATGTGCGAATAAGCATTTTGCCTGACTCTACATAAAATCCATTCCACTTATATCTATGTAAGTGTTTAGAACAGACACCACCTTCTTCCATTTCAATACGATGAAACTCTAAAGCACCATTGGCTTCAATAAGTTCCGTTGTGCCCCATACCTTACCTGCTTTCATTCCAATTCTCCTCGCTGTGATTTTATTACCTGCTCATACATAAAAAACAGTTGCTCAAATTTCCACTGATATACCTGTTGCATACCCATCAGGGCGTTCATCAGTTCATCTTGTGTAGGGTCACGCTCACCATCACCTATCTGTTTGAACACTACCTTTAGGTCATCACAGACATGCCAGCAGTCCATTATCATTTGCTCTAAATCATACAGTTTAGCCATCTTATATCTCCTTTTTCATATTCCATTTTTCAGCATCTTCTGGTGCATTAATCTCAATTCCATTAAATTCGCAAGGAAATACACCTATATCCCAGCCATTTTTTAGCCAACGTAATTGTTCTAATCCTTCTATTCGTTCTTCGCGAGTGCCTGTCAAATCTGGATACATTTCTAGGGCATTTCGCTTGTATCCATAGATACCTAAATGCCAATCTCCATATCCTGTTATGCCTCTACCAAACCACAAACATTTATCAGCTGCTCTCACTAACTTAACTGTGT